TTAATGCATTGAAATATCTTGAATAAATGTAATTTTGCCATAGCCTAGCTTGATATGATCACTCTCATTATAAATAAATGCGTCATATACAAAGTCTTTAGTCTGTAGCTGTTTTTTCGCCGATACATCGCCAGCGAGTGAGAATGTAACGCTCTTTTCTTCGACTGTTGCATTCAGCTCAAATATAACTGCCTCATTAGGCCTTTTTCGTATCTTACACACACCTTTATAACCTGTGAGGTTTAAATCGCTACCCTCTGGCACTTGATATGTGATATTAAAATCATGTCCGGCGTGTAACGTGAAATCGTGTTTAACCATAGGCCGCCCCCTTTGTGAATTAAAACTATCGCCTAATTGCTATGCACAACACAAATAAAGTGCCAATACCTGTAGTAACTAACTTACCATAATTAGTATCTCCGCCGGTAATAGAGGCCGAATAAGCTGCACACTTATCATCGTAATCGATACCGGCATTCACTCCATGATCATAACTTTTGTGTGAGATAAATTTAGAGAATTGAATTTTCAAATTAGTAGGTTTGTAGTTATAGCGGCTTTCTTCTCGTCTCCATTCTTCTCTTGTAGGAGCCTTTTGCTCTACGTTGTAACCTACAGGAATAAACGTGCAATCCGCTCGACTATATCCTTTTGGAACAGGGCAATAATCTCCATGTCGCACTTGGAACACTTGAATATCGAGATTCTTAACCTCGAAACCGGCTTGATAGATTGATTGAGCATCAATTCTTGAGCCTGTAATATTGGCACCTACGATATTACCATTCGCATCAATTTTGAATGTATTGTTGGCATTCTTGAATGTGCCGCCTGTAATAGAGCCACCTCTTAAATCACCAATATTTGCAGAAATGGCTGCTAAGTTATCAACACTGATTTTGTCAGCAGAAATCGCCTTTGCCTGTATCATTCTACGAGCGATTACATTATCGTCAAATACGGTTTGTCCGGTAACGTGTAATAGTTTACCGTCAATCTTAGTACCGGTTGGCGTTAGATTAATACGGCTTACAATTTCACGTCCGTCTAGGCTATTAATAGCTTGCGTAACTTTTAATTCAAGCCCCTTAGATATTTGAGTTATTTGCGAAGTGGTACTTTTATTTAGATCACTAACAGTACGTTGAAACGCATTAGCTTGGTCGATTAATTTGCTATTAAATCCGTTTACATCACTCTTGACTGTGCCAACCTCAGATTTTAAAGCCTTAACGGCCTTATCCATATCGGCTATGCCTAATGCCTCCATATCAAGTAGTTTGCTATCTATTTTAGCTTTAACCGTGGCAGATATGGCGTCAGTTCTCGGCCCCTCGCCGAATATATCAACATAAGCGACTTTAACGGAATATATTCCGGCATCTAAAGGAATGTTCATTACATTCGTTGATGTGAAATATACAGTATTATCAACGTAGACATTAGCCCCCTTGCAACCGACTGGAATAGATTGGAATATAACCCCTACGCCATTTAAATTGCCACTAACTTTTACGTTAGTTGGTTTAGGTGGAGCAGGCACGTTGTAAGTCAACTCGGCAGGTGCCCCATATCCTTTTGATGGGTTATGTGCATACAGATAAACTTTGCCAGTGCGCTCACGCAGCATACCACTATAAGTAGTATTATTGCTTTTACCTATCAAGCCATCGTTCTGCCCTGTCCTTGTATCAAGTCGCAACTCATAGAAATCTATGTCAGCATTACGAACTTCAAGCCAGTTAAAATTGGCTTTATCACTAAATGTAATAGAAAAGCCTTGCGGAGCATTCGGAACTTCTGTTTTCATAGCAACAGTAATGGACTTTGTAACCCCTTGCGAAGTGTTTCCATGTACGTCCTTAACAATAGCTTTTATTTCGTAAGTATGTCCGAGTTCGCAACCACTAATAGAGATTTGTCCGTTACCATTACCGCCATACTTCCAAGCTGCATTGCCCTCACGATACCATAGCTCGACTGTATCAAAGCTGTTAATTTGAGGTATATCAAATTGAGCCACCACATCAAATGACAATACCCCATTGCCTATCTTGTAGTACTTAGTAAATAACGTTAAATTATTCACTTCTGGGATATAATAAGGCACTATCTTATATTGATATTCCCTTACTTCATCAAGCCCCTGTTCGTTACTTCCAAATACATTTAACGAAGTGAACTTGAGATATACCGTCTTGTTAATATCCTCTTTTCGATAAGGATAATGGAATAAAGCCTCGTCAACTCTGACAAACCTTTCGTTTGCATTGTGATTAATGGCGTTAGTTCCATATTGCCCTCGGACTAAACCTCGTAACGTATACCAATTATCCGGATGAGTTTCTACAGTTTCATAGCTCAACGCCTCGCCATTTATCCAAGATAATGTATTGGCACGTTCAGCATCGACATGGGTTCCGCTTTTCAGTACGCCTTGATTGAGTACAACGTTACAGAAATTGCCATTTTGAGCAAAGCCGTATTTTAATTTACCCATTCTAGCTTGTTGCGTAATGGATCCTATACGACGATAGTTTTCGCCATTATCGGATACCCATACGGAGCAACCACCCCAACCGCTTGGAGCATTAACCCCAACGAATATCTGATTGCCACCAACATCGCCAACGGTTTGGAATATCGCCACATCATTTACGCTTGGTGCAGCTTGATTGTAATCAATAAAAGGTCGCTCGTTCTCATGTACGTTGTATTTAGCCGGAGCATACGTGCCGGGCGGTTTACCCTCCGCAGTTATTTCTAACTGTCCGTCTGCTGCCTCAGATACAGAAGTTATAACGACTATCTGTTTATTTAGGCCACATAATTCGTCGGTAAGAGTAACAAGGTCGCCCGGTTCCAACCTACAGAACGCCCAATCTAAACGGAACGTGTATTGATTTTTAGCGTATAGCCGTTTCATAGCTAATTGCTCGGCGTAGTATTGAGCCCTTGCCTTAGTATACAGATAATGTGCAGACTTCTTGGATGCCGGCTTTAAACCATTCTTTTGCACATCGGCTACAATCTCAAAAGCGACTGTCTCTTTCTCATAACCGTTCGCACGATTAATAAACTCAACAGTCGCTTGATTATAACTTTCTGAGCTGTCCTTTCTCTTATACACAACTAACTGCCCATCGCTAGCCGGAATAAGATCATCAGCATTTAAGTTATATTGAATTTGATTGTATGGACTCCATGTGCCAATAGGTTTATCGGCTAATGGTACGATTTTAAGCCTATCTGTAGACCAAAAGACCAAACTATTTGTAATTTCAGCTATATCGTTAATTACAGTTTGAGCCTTTGAACTTCTACTATCTGGAGGTGTACTGATAAGAATATCAGCTGCCTTGCAATATTCCCTGTAGTGTTCTAAGCCGTCAATGTTAACATCATCAATGCCTATGGACTTTAACACATGCACAATATAATCGGCTGGGTTAACGTCTACACCATCGCCAGTTTCTAGCAATTTCCCTTTTATTTCAAAGTTGTATTGCGGTAGACTTCCTCGTTCGCCTAAATCGACTACGCCTGCCATATAAGCTAAGCCACTATAAGGCAACGCCTTTTCCGGATGCTTAGAGATTACATAAGGCCACGGAGCTTGTCCGTAATCACCTTTATACGCAGTAAGCTCAATCTTTTCATTCGGATAGTCGTATACTTCCTTATCTCGCCATACTTTACCTATACCCTGTATAGGGCCCTCACATAAGCCAATAGCACATGCCACTGTATATGTATAGGTTATTTCAGTATGTTTTGAGCCACCACCCTTGCCAGTTCGTGTAGTGGTTTTGTGCTCATGAGGGGTAAAGTCATCGTAATAAATAATATTGCCACTTAATCTTGTAGTGCCAAGTACTTCTGGAACTACCTCACCATAAGAGGCGGTATTTATCATGAAGTCGGAAATCATATCAGCACGATTGGTAGTATTCCGTCCTCGAAATAGAAAACCCATTATTTACCCCCTTTCCTAAATCTGTAAACCGCACGTAAGCGACTTTTGCCCTTTGCGTCATAGAATAATACATCGTCAATAGATGAATAGATAACGCCTAGATCAACAAACGCATGTACAACTAAATTATTGCCAACATAGATTGCACCATGAGAAATGCAACGCCCATATTGGTATAGCAAGAAATCACCGATACGAATATCATCAATAGGAACCTCATCAGCTACTTTTTGAACGTACTTTAGGTACTTTTCTTCGCTACGATGTAAATGCCATTCGTTAGAATAATTTTCTATTTCTAGCTCATTACGTTTCATTAGGCCACTATCAACTACTGCAGCAACTAATAAATAGGAGCAATCGACGCCAACACCATGAACCATGGTATTGTTTTGATACGGTGTGCCTATCCACTTTTTTGCAGCATCGGCAATCATTTCACCTATTGTCAATTTCATCGTATCGTCTCCTTTAATGGAACATAAGGCGTTGCCCTGTTCCTACTAAAATTATTAAATTTAGCCTTGCAAGTTGCAGGTGTTTTATCGCAACCCGGATAGATATATGCCACATCGCCTACATTGGGCGTTGTATTTGTAGCACTCATATAAACGATTGAGTTCGTAGCACTATCCATAATTTGAGTTGCTTGCCCTGATAGTGGTCCGCTTATCCATTCCATACCACCGGCAGTATAAAAGCCATTTTCAAACGAAGTATCGACTTGTACATTATTATTACCTATAACAGCGGTAACAGTAACACGCTTACGATATTTGGTAATATCAACACCACACTCTTTTGAATATACAGAATAAGGACATTGCGGATAGTATCGTCTATTTGGATATTCAATATTAAGCCTTTGGACTACAGATTTTGCATTTATCTTTAATGCAAAGCCACCGCCTTGACTAACCTCACAAATACCCTTGAATAGATCAATACATTCGATTACGTTCCCTTTATCGTCAAAGAAAGCACGCCTCAAATTTAACGTAGCACCGTCTAAGCCACCATTATGAGCCACAGTTAGAACAGGAACACCACCAATTTGGTCGGACTGATTAGCAGTTATTGTAACGTTCAACTTATCAACGCTAACAGTACTGGTTGTAGAAATCTTTTCACGCACAATAATCGGCCCATCGCCCTTGTATGTGTTTCCGCCATAGCTAACATCAATATCAGTATCGGCCCAGTAGTAAGAAATGCCACTTTTAAGCCTTAACTCGTACAAGTCGCAAGATACAAATGTCTGTGAGTTGCTTAAATGAACGCTTAATGCCTCGCTAACTTGTTTCATTTATAATCACCTCACCGTAACCAATTTAAACGATTTAGACTTAAATACGTCTTTAAAAACGGCCTCGTCCGTATAATCACCACTGAACATAACTTTCCAATAGTAAGTGTAATCAGCGGTAATAATAGCGGTAGGCGATACCCTAACACCTGCAGCCAATCTTATAACGCCTTTATCTGATACGGCATTAACTTGCGTACCATTAGCATATAATTTTAGGTTCTCAATATGTGCTACTGGTTCCCTAAAATCACCATATAAGCGAACTGCTTGCCATTCAGATTGTGCACCATTTCCAAGCCTTACGCCTTTTTCCTCATGGTCCTCGGGATCTAACCACAAGAAAGGAATAGTACCACCCTTTACAGATGCATAAAAGCCCATAAGACGCTTATGTTCTTCTGGGCTTAGTACTGCGAACTCTGTTGTAATGGTATATTGAGGATATTGCCAAGTCGTCATGGTTCGTACTCGACCACTTCCAGTACGTTTGATTTTAGTATCCCACTTTTGAGCCTTTGTAGACTTCCACGCAAGGGTTCTAATGTCCGGAAATTTCAATAAATCTGCCATTACCATGTACCCTCCGTTGCTACAAATTCCCTATTTTGATTAACTAAAAACTGACGTAAAGAACGACCTGCCGAATTCTCTAACCAGTCGCCAAACGAATTGGCGTCCATAGCAGATACGTTAAACGTAATGCCACCAGTAGCACCACCACCGGCACGTGCTATGCCTGCCCCCATTTCGTCGTATGTGCTTTCGCTTAGAGGTAATACGGCCTCTTTGTACTTACCCTCGCCAATTTCAGCATAAGTGGAGCCATATGCCACACCACCGCTTGCCATTTTAGGTAAGTCTAACTTTGCAGATCCTAAAGATGCAAAACTTGTTGCACCATTAGCAAGGGATAATGCAGCCCCTGCGGTAGTATTCGCAGACCATGCAGACATACCAGCGATAGCACTAGCACCAAATGTCGCCATACTAACTTGTTGAGCTAATGCAGCCCATGCCGGATATTGAGCGTTAGCCGTAGCAGTACCAGTCGCAGCCTGTTGAGCTGCCAACATTTTGCCAAATACAGCTTGTTTAATTTGTCCGGCTATCCATTGAGCAACACTATCGGCGATAGTTTTAAGAATGGCTTTGCCAAGATTTTGGAACGTTTGCATAAGAGTTGTTGTGCCTTGAATAAGCCCTGAAATAGAATTTTGAAAACTATCCAAGCCGGCTTGTGCAGCGTCAAACATAACTTGTTGTCCATTCCAATGAGCATCGAATACGGACTGTTTCCATTCTTCGAGTAAGCCTTTCATAAGGTCGTAATGTTGTTGCTCAGCGATATATTCATCACTCAATGCAGCTTGTAACTCCTCGAAGTTCTGAGTACGCATAGCCTCATCAATAGCATGTTTCTCGTTAACAAGATCAATATGTTGTTGTAAAGACTTTTTAGCATATTCGTCTTGCAGTGCTAACAATTCCTCATTTTTCATTTTTTCATAGGAAATTTGTCCGTCAGCACTCATTTCGAATTCAACACCTCGTTGTTTTAACGTATCAATGTGATGTTGTTGCTCCATTTTGTCCATTTTCATGAACTTGTCGACCATATCTGCATAACGGTCCTCGACTTCATCAATGGCGTTTGCATAATCTGTTGCCAACTGCACGGCAGGAGATACACTCCCTGTACTATCCTTACTAGCGGTTTTAAACGCAAAATCTTGTTGCATATCACGAATACCAGTTTCAATGGCACGCAGTTTTGTCATTTCCTCCTGTTTCGCCTTGATACGCTTTTCCGCATAAACTTCATCAAGTAATTTCAAGTCCTCGTGGTAATTTTCATTAGCGGTTTTTGATTTTTCAAGTTCTTCTCGCTCCTTTTTGTATTGAAGTTCGATTAACTCTACTTGGTTGCCTTGCATTTCCAAGAAAGATTGCAAGATTTTTTCATGAATTTGCTTAGCCTCTTTTGCTAGATCTTCACCCTTGCCACCTTTACCGCCTCCGCCTCCTTTGCCACCGGAGCCACCACCGGAAGTGTCGCCACCACCGCCACCGCCTACACCAAGGTCGCCACCTCCACCGGATAAGCCTGAGGTGATTTGCCCCATAATATCACCGGCAGTATTGACGATACTTTGTGCAGTATCAGCAGAAATCGTGTCTACTTGTTGAATGGCAGTAAACGTGCCACCGAAGAACTTCGCAACCTTATCGCCTACGCTATTAAGTTTAGCGATTAACCAGTTCAAAGCCTCAATAATCTTATTAACGCCCCAAACGGCTGTATGTACGATAGTGGAAAATACTTCGCTTAGCGTTTCACTAAAACCACCTGCCGCAGCCCTAGATAGACCAAACACAGCGACAAGCGTCATTAATGCACCTACAAATATAGGGATAGGGTTTGCCATCATGATTGCGTTAAGAATTGCTGTAGCACCACTTAATGCAAGTGTAGCCACCTTTGCCACGCCCATCGCAACCGCACTGGCAATATTCGCAGTCCTAATAGCCATAATTACGGCTTGTGTAGTCATTGCAATGGCTCTAAAAGCACCAAACGCAAGACCTACCGCACCAATAGCACCGCCCAAGATTACACTTGCAGCAGTAACCAAAGTTGTGCGAACAGTCAATAAAGCAAGCATTGTATTATGACTTGCTATAATGGCTTTTTGTGCTAAAAACGCAGCACTCACGCCAATAATAGCGGCAGTAATCAAAGGCATTGACGTTACAAACAACTGTACAAAGCTAGATACGATATTTTTAACAGTGGATATCGTAACACTTAGGCCACTAAAAGCACCTTTAATAATTGCTATAGATACTTGTGCAGCTGCAGCTACTACTTTAAAAGAAAACGCCAATTCGTTTAACACGCTCATAAATGCATCGGAACTTGTCATATTGCCCAGTTCCTCCATTACTGGTTGGAACGCAGCAATAAGATCATTCTGCAATTTAGTTCCTATATCTTGGAATGTCATAGGAATTTCTGCGAATTTTGCATTTGTTTCTTCTGCACTTGCGAATAAGGCGTTCTTAATAATGTCAGCAGTAATAAGCCCTTGCGAGCTCATTTCTTTTAATTGCCCTACAGATAGCCCCATTTCTTGTGCGATACTTTGTGCCAACATTGGAGCATTTTCCATGATAGAACGGAATTCGTCGCCCTGTAACTTACCTGCTGCCATAGCTTGCGTTAACTGGTACATAGCGGATGTAGTTTCTTGTACACCTGCACCGGCAATTTTAAATTGCTTATTAAGTTGTTCAACAAAATAAATGGCCTCATCATTGGAGGTGAAAGCGTCTTTTGCTAACATATTGAGTTTTGCAACGCTATCAGCCATATCTAAAAAGCTACCACGTGAACGATTGGCGGCAGAAAATACCTTATCCATAATTTCGGCGGTACTTTGACTGCCGTCATTGATAAGATCAATACGAGCCCTTAATTGCGTTAATTGGTCCGTTGTCTTAACTGCACTAACGGCCATATCTTTTAGTGCCCTACCGGCTGCCTCAATGCCCATCGCAGCACCTGCAAATGCAGCACCACTTTTGGCAGCGTTCATAAGACCCGGAATTTCAACCCCAAAGACCTTTTGAGCTTTATTTCTTACGCTATCAAGCGAATTAGAAATACTTTTGCCTAGTGCTTGCTCAGCTTTCCTTGCTACTCTATCAAGTGCCTGTTCAGCACCATTAGACGAGCCAACAATTTTGACATTAATTTGACTTTCGGCCATATGCTATATCTCACCTCCCTCTTGTCTGAATTCTTCCATGAATAACTTTTCTTCACTTTTGCGTTTTGCTAATGTCATTGGATGAAGTTGTTTCATAATATCTTCAACAGTCAATTTTCGTTTGCCTGCGATATGTACATTTGTCATTAGGCACGCAAAATACGCTTGCTTACGGTCCTCTATTTCCGTTCTTAACTCATAACCCTCAGCAAGTTTGTAATATTCCATAGGGCTTAAATTCATGAATTCCCACGGTTTAAGATTAAGCGGACCATAGGCCATGCGTTCCGCCTTAGTTATCCATACTTTAAAAGAGGGGGCGGTGTCGCCCCCTCTTAGTTTTTTGTTTCGTTTTCAGCCTCGACCTCGGAGCGTGCTTGCTCATCGGCCTCATCTGGGAATAATGCGTAATATGCAGCTTTACCAAATACACCACTGCCAATAAGTGCTTGTACAATCAACTGTACAAGATCGGCATATTGGACTGTGCCCTCGTCAAAGAGTTCTTGCAATTTATCTTGGTAATAGATGTAATCACGCTTTTTGCCGTGGTGTTTCATACCTACGACCAATGCAGTGATAAGCTGATTAAACGTCATTGTGCCATTTTGTACCGCTTTAAAAATAGGCTCACCCCATAGCTGTTCCAACTCAGCAATACGACCAATGTTGAAATAGATAGTTTCGCCCACAGCGAATAAAACACAATTAATTTTTTTCATGTTAAAACACGCTCCTTGTTAATAGTTAATTAGGCTTTTTTCAATTCAGATAATGGACCTGCACCATTCAATGTGCCTTTATATGTAGCCACATCATCATGCGGAGTACTTAAAGACAATTCTGTAATAGATGCATAACCAGTCATGTAAGATTTATCCGGATATTCAAATTTAAGATGAACTTTTTCATCATTTAAGAATGCTTTTTCAAGCAATGTCAAACTTTCTTCGTTTGGCATTAAAAGCGTTTCAAGGTCGATAGACCATTCTTTCATACCCGGAATAGTAACTTTCCAACCGCCACTGTCTTTACTAGATGCGTCAATAGAATCGGCTTTACGAGATACATCGCCACTACGTTGACCGCCCAAGATAAGCCATTCAGCATTTGTAGTTTCGTCAGTGCCTACATTTAAATAGATAAGATAATTCTTGCCGGCTGTAGGCATTGCGGTTTGAGCCGGTTTGTATAATTTTTTTGGTGTTGCAGCTGGTGCCATTAGAAAATACCTCCGTTAGTTTTCTCTTTTAAATCAATAAGGCGAACCATAAAGCGATATTGCGTACCAACTAAAGGTCGCACACTATCATGGTCGCCAACTTTACTTGTACACACTAAATCTATAATCTGATAGCCAGTATTCTGTAATATACATGCAGTTTCGTCTAATTCACCACAACGTTTGCGTAGATCATTAATAATTGCCTCGAACCTATCTTCCAAGTTAGCTATTAATTCATAGCCTACTTCTAAATCTGGGTTATCATTTCTGCCCCAAATCTCGATATATAGTTCTTGCTCCAATTCAGATTGAACGGAGTTATCTCCCCTCGTAGTTTCCCCACGAATAACCATAATAACGCCATTCTCGTCAATCTTTGCTGCCTGTGGTCGCATAGCACCTAGCATGACATTAAATGCAGCACCGCTATTCTCGATAGTAGATTTAATATGTTGCATTAATTCTAGCCACATACTACCCCCTGTATATTTCAACGGTACGATAACGAGCATACTTCTTCGCATCGCCTGTTAAATCTTCCGGAGTTATCTGCTTTTCTAAAATCTTAATGCGTTCATCAAGATATAATAATTTCTTACTGTAGAAATCATCTGTCGAACCGTCCCTTGTGTAAGCACCCGGTAACGCATAAGCCTTGTCAAAGCATACAAAACGATATGTATATAGTTGTACTAGCTCGTCCGCTAGATAACTTCTAATTACATCGCCTTGTGGAACTCCTAAACGCTTAGCGAATGCATAAAGTCCTTGCTCAGCACGTTCGACATGTTGTGGCAGTACCTCTTTGCCTAATAGCTCATCGGTGAACTGCATTTCCGTGTAGTCGTATAACATTTGAGCCCCCTATAATCGAATTCTAATTTCACGGTCTGTCTTTCCAAGCCAATCGCTGTTACTTATATCATCAAGTGCCATATTCGTAGCCTTTGCGAATGTAGCATACACATCGCCACGTTTACGATTAATAGCCTCATATAAGAATGGATCAGATTTCGTTCCCGGATGATGGACCTTTTTAGAAAATATAAAACCATTACCGGCCATAGGTGCCCATCGCAAAACACTTTTTGTCTTAGGACGAATAATATGAGGTCGTGTACCCTCATGGACAAACACCCCATAAGGTGCAGCCCTATCATCGAGATATACAACCCCAATATTATTTCCATTATTAAAGTCGAACCGTGTATCAATAGCACGTTCTAAAGTGGCTGTCCTAGATGTAAAGTTATGCTTTGCCTGTGCCTCATCTTGCACCATAAAGGTGCTCGATTTAACGGCCTGTCTCAACCGTCGTTCGAACACCTCAGCAGGTAACATGATTACGCCTCGGCTTTCTTACGGCCACCACGTTTTGGCTTTTCTTCTGTGTCCTCAGTATCGTCAGTTGGTTCTGTTTCTTCCAACTCCTCAACTGCAAAGCCCTCGGACTGTAAACGTTCAATATCGTAATCTGTTTCTACGTATTGAACTTCATTCAATCGTACAAGTCTTGTCATTTAAAACACCCCTTAATTACGCACCAGTATTAACACGGATCGCAGCAAAACGATTTTTAGGAATCCATAAATCATGGTACTTACGATAATCGATTTTCCATGCGTCTGCTTTTTGGTTCAATTCAGGAGTGAATACACGTACTTTGTCTGTTTTAGATACAGCGATTGGAGCACGTTGAGGCATAATGATCCAGTTAATTTCCTTAGCCCCAGTATCTGCTTTAAAGCCACCTGCTTGTTGGTTTGCTGTTTTACCGTCATTGAATACGTAAGCAGTTTTCATGCGAGCAGATGGAACGCCCAAGATTGGAATATCATTGAAAGATTTAACAGTAGTATTTACGGAGCCGTTTTTGAACTCAGCAACATTTAAATAACGGTTGAATTTATCGGCATTATTCAAGATAGCACGCAACTTAGTGGACATAACAATAATTAAGCCCTCGTCCTCACCTACTACGTCTTGAATTTCTGTGATTTCAGCCTCTAACTTTTCCAAGATAGTGGCAACTGCTGGAGTAAAGCCAGTTGTAACCTTGTTTTCCGCAGTTGCTAATGCAGCAATCTTGGAATAACGATAGCTATCAATTTCAGGAATAACCTGTGTACGTTGGAATTCGCCCATTACAGTGCCGGCAGTTGCAACGAAGTTAGTTTCGTTAACGTCCATAGAGTCGAGTTGGAATGTACGGCCACGGTCTTGTGTCATTTTGTAAGGGTTAAATTTCAAAGTAACGGAACCTTGATTAAAGCCCTCATCACGGTCGTACTTCGCAAGACCTTGCATGCTAATTTCTGGAATGTGTACAGTATCGCCACCGTCATACTTTACTTGGCCTGCATTAGCCTCCATAAAAGCGGAAGTTGCACTTGCCAACATTTGTGCGTCAAGCACAGTTTGGAATTGTTGAGAATATTGAAGTGTGTTAATTGCCATTTCGTATAGCCTCCATTAATTAAATAATTAAAGTTTTACACCGGCTGCAGCAGCGAATTCATTCATTATAGTATCGCCATTACCACTATTGCCACCTTGTCCGCTACCTGTATTGCCTGTAGCTTTAACGGCCCACGTCTTACCTTGCAACCATTCTGTTGTACGGTCTTGAATAGATCCAATTGTGCCGTCTTCTTTTTCGTAACCATAAGTGCCATCGGCTTGTACTTTAATGTCATTGGCCACTAATCTTGCAAATTCTTGCGGATCTACCGCATTTGCCTTAGTAAAGGCGTCAAGTGTTTGTGCCATAATTTCAGATTGAATACGCTTTGCCTCAGCCTCTTTTGCTTTAGTTTCAGCAAGCTCAAACTTCTCACTCATAGCCTTTAATTGCTTTTCGAGTGTTTTGTATTCTGGAGAATTAGCACCAGTATTGGCCCCTGCCTCCTGTTCCAATTCGGTAACACGAGTTGTTAACGTATCACGTTCACCGGTTAATTCCGTGATTTGTTGTTGTAGCTTTTCACGTGTTGTCTTAGCCTCATTATTAAGGCGAGACGTCTCCCCCTTAATAGCTGTGATAAGATCTTGACCGTTCTCCAACTGTTCGAGTGCTTGATAAACTTCTGCGATGTTCATGTTGTAACCTCCGTAATAACATGAGAAAAATATATGTAATAGGACTCCTCCTAATCACACCAATAAAAATACGCCCAATCATCACACATGAAAGGGCGTAAACAAAAAGCACATACAATTATGTATGTGCTTAAAATTTAAATTGTTTTCTAATTTCGTCTAACCTAGCTTGTAATTCTTCGCTTATCTCCATCGAAGTATCGGGATCTCTATTAATCGGTTCATCTTTATATTGACTATCATCAACAATCAACATCGGAACTTTATTTTTCTTCATATTCGAACACCCCCTCTTTTACCAATAAATTAATAACCTTAGACATTGCTTTCGATGTAGTATTATACCTTTTGAGTTCATTATACATAGTATCAGCGTACTTTACAACCTCATGTTCATTAATATTTCTGTTAATATTCTTGATTTGATATATCCTTCCTAAACTGTCCACCAACACAGCACTATGTATACATTTATTTGTTAGATAGCCTTTAATATCAGTGGTAGAAAAAGTGATATTCTTAGGGTGATTATGTATTACTACATATCGATTTGTAGGTGTTTTATCATTGTTAGGATAATAAATACCTACATTGTTAGAGCCTATTTTTCCTATATTTTCTTTACCGACTTTTTTAGTTGCTAGATCAATCATTATGCCACGTTCTCGGTTATAACCATTTGCAACATTTAAGCATGCTATACATTCTGAATATATTAGTCTAGTTATATTCTTTGAATAGCCTAATTCGTTAAATTTATCACGATACGCCTTATTGTTTATAACGTTTGTGTCAATAATATAATCAGCATTTATACTATCGCCCTTTGGAGGATGTAGTTTTACAGTATTTTTAGGCATTTCTTGCGACATAACAGGAGCCCTTGCATTGAAAGTGTTAGATGTCCAACCTCTTGCAATGTTTTGCCATGTCTCTTTGCCAGTTAACACCTGTTCACGCCCATTAACTCCTAGCAACACTTCTTGATGTTTCTTAGACAACGATTTAATATACTCTAACCCTGCTTGTTCAAGGTTATTATGTCTTTTGTTAACATCAATATCGAGCTCAGTCATAGGCTTAATATGACACATACAATGCGGATGTGCTGGCAGTCGAGGGAACTTATCTTTCGGATAAACCCCTTTACCAAGTCCGTATAGATCAGCATTCGCATAAAAGTCGCATATGTCATACCGAGGATGTCTACTTGATAACTTCCATTGAAAAGCGACAATATCATCATCGTCAAGAAATCTATTCATCTGTCCGTCAGCGTAAGCCCTTGCATTTTCCGTTCGTGCTATACGCTCAGCATGATAACGTGCTTTTTCTTGTGTAGCGGAATAGATTGCTTTTTGCAATCTAACTTCGTTGCCATCTTCAACGGCTGCAGCTACTTCATTATATGCAGCCCTAACATAAGGAGTATCGAGCCTTGCTATTTTCCCCTTAACACTACGTAATAACTCACGTTCTTTACGCTTAGCCTCCGGAGTAAGCTCACCACTTATATTTATATCGGATAACTTACTTAAAAACTTAGGTATGCTAGCCTCTGGGATAATACCGCCCTTGCCATAGCCATCGAATATTGATTTCGCTAACCCCTTTACAGTCTTATTTGTTTTTAACGCCTGCTTAATGGTGTCAGCTACTTCATTTCGTATAGTACTTGAACGTCTATATAAGCGTTTAGAAAGTGTAAGATCATCACTCGCCCAACTTTCAGACATAGCCTGTGAGATACTTTTAGCGGAGTATGGAACATTATCGCCATACCCTGCCATAAAAGTATTAACCAGTTCAGCTTGTAAAGTAGCTTTCATCATATCCATAACAGGATATTTTGCATAAGCATTTCTAACTGCCTCGTTAGGCATAAGCCCTAGTGATAACTGCACTCTGACTTCTTTCTCAAAGCTATCTATCGCCTTGTTTATCTCCCTTTGCGTTCTCATCTTCCGCACCGCCCTCTACTTCGTCATTATGATATGTTTCATCTTGCTCCTGTCGTTGAACGCTTTCTTCAATTTCTGCAACAATTTCATCGAACGTTTCAGACTCAATATTAGGCAAGTAGCTGTCCAATACCTTTTTGCCTGTTTCAACTTTAAGAGTGTTGCTGCCTAGTCCAAGATCTAACACGGCCTGAGATTGCGCAAGGCTATCTGCAATATCATTAATTTTGAATTCACGAGGATAATCACACTTATAATTTACGTTCGTGCCTGTCCATAGCTCAAACAATTCAATAATATCGTTTTCAGCACTTTCACACTGTACGGAGAAATCTGCCAAGCGTTGGTTTGTACGTTCAAAGTCCCATTGCTTAGCGACACCGCTTTTTGCCTCCTGTACACCTATTACAGAATTAATGCCGGATAGGCGATACATATCATCGACAAGCATTTTAATTACCGCCATGATAATCTCTGCCGGACCTCTATCTGGTGCAATAAAAGCCGGTGCATGGCTACTTTCTGCAGGGTACAACAACACATTATTTGTACCTAGCGTAATATCATCAACGCCCTGCCCGTTATCCGGTAGTGTCAATGTATTAAAAGTCTGCATATTAAGTATTTGAGTTAATAGAGAACATAGATGATACACTTGATGATTTGTTTTAGCTTGAGTCAAGTATTCTGGTGGAGGTAGAATATCATTTTTACGAGATGAACGACCAAACCATTGAACGATTGGAACTTTGCCAAGATTATGCTCACCAGTAGCAATGACTTTTTTCTCATCATTCTTCAATGTCCAAGATGTTCGTGTCCATTCATGGTACTGGGCTTTTGCTTGTCCCTCATCATCAAATACAGTTGTTGAGTATGCAAAGAAATCAAGTTCGCCAATATCATTTGTAAGCCATTTATATACGCTTTTTGGCTCAATAGCGACCAAATAAGGTAGTTGCCTATTATTTACTTGGTCGGCAACTGTTTCGCCTATTTCAGATACATTATCGACTAGAATATACATAACGCTATATATTTTGGCTTGCGTGGCATTATAACGCATAAACTCTTGAAGCGTAGTACCTAATCGGTCCACATCATTAAGGAATGTTTCAAATAATTCACTTTCATTATAATCACGAGAAATCGTATCTTTAAAAATTGGATCTACACACGCATTAATGATAGGTGCAGTATGATTTAGGAAATAAGATAATTGTTGTCTAAAGGTGTAATTTGCAGAACTTTCCCTAGGGTGTTTTTGTAATGCACCACCAGCTGCAAACATTCCTGTACCGTAATAAGCGTCATGCAGTAACTCATATTCGCTATTACGCATATTGGTTAATATAGCCATGTAATAAGCCTCCTAATAAATATCAACTTTGCCGGTTTTAACCACAGCAAATTTCTCAAATGCATACCTCATAGCATCCATTAAATGGTTATTTTCATCTTCAGGCTTGCCGGTATACTTACCAAATCTATCTTTCCCCCATTGGTATTGGCTGATTTCTGTAAGAAAGTTAACACATCTAGGGTGCACTATAATTTCATAATCCTGGATGCGCTGTATACCATTCAGAATACTATCTGCACCTTTTTTAGATGCCCGAGTTCGAGTCATTCCAAATCCTCTCAACTCGGCTATGCTTTTAGGCTCGGCACAATCCGCAATAATAGTCTCTTTCGCATATCCCAAACGCTTTACTCGTTCAGCTATTGCACTGTTAGTGAGAGCGTGTTCATAGAGCTCATCGAACACATACAGTCGTCGTTCTGCAGAATCAACGACACCACAGAAGAGAGCTGTTGGGTCTGTAGTATAGCCAAAATCCAAGCCAAATATGGCTTTTGCCCCTGGTAACTTGCGTATTTTATCAATACTGAACTCTTGTTCTTTCCAGTTTTCATAAACCAGGCCCTCAACAACGCCCCAGTTGCCGAGCCCTGCTACTTGGTACCGCTTAGGGTTTTTCTTCATCTCTTCGAACAATACTAAGTCGGAGTTACTCAGGAACTCGTTACACAGGTAATTCGTAGTCATGGCTAGCACGTTTTCACTAGGTTCATCAAAGAATCGTTTCTTCAACCAGTGCCTATCGGACCACGGGTTAAAAGTTAAGACTACCTGGTGATACAAACCGTCAGGCAACTGGCCACGAATAGACTCATCCAGTCGGTCGAAGGCATCTTCACTCATAATCTCGTAAGCTTCTTCAATCCATAGCCTACACAGCGCCCCAACTTCAACAGTAATGGATGTTACCTTTAAAGGATCATCGAGACCACGAAATAGAATCTTCTGTCCTGTTGGAATATACGTTATTTCAAGTGGCGATACGGAACATTTGAAGTACCGCTCTACCTTTAACTGGCGCATAGCCCATTTGAGTTGCGCGAAACAACTGTCTCGTAAAGTCCGTTCTGTCTTACGAACGACTAGCCAGTTTATACAAGGGTTCTCCATTATCTCCATAATAACTTTTAGAGACTGTGTAGAAGACTTCTTACTGGCACGACTGCCCTTGACTACTTTATAACGCCCTTTGAATTTCCAAAAAGCGCCATACCCCTTGCCTACTATATCAGGCAAGTACACTCTGTTAGTCTGCAATATCGTCACCACCTACGATGAGTACAGGCTTAATATCGATAGTTGTATCACCGCTAAGTATTCTATGGCGTTTAGCCATTAGCTCCAGTGCTTTTAGTCTCGACTTCTCGTCAGGTGGTTTATCGATAATGCGGGCTTCGGAACATCCTTCCCCTGTACCTTCGATAACGACGTGTTTTTCATTTGAGAGCCCCAGGGCAATTCTTGTTAACTCATACTCGACCTGCTGAGCCGTCATGATGTTTTCGTTGAAGTAGGCTTCCCGTAATTCTGCGACCCTCGTTTTTATATCAACATTTGACAACAATCGGCTGCCTATTCTATTGGCGGTTTTCTCAGAGTAACCAGTTCGAATAGCGGCTTGTGTCGCATTCATATCTTTGATGTACTCATGACAAAATTTTTCATGTCGTTTATTTGCTAATGCAGCCACTATCTCACCTCCTGGCTATCTTAATACATCACGGCTGTTTCTCTTAAATCGGCCGTGAGAACGAGTGCATAATCCACAATTACTTTTATGTGCTTGATCATGTGTGATATAAGTTTGACACAGTCCATCATATTCAATTAGTTGTGCTGTGCAAACGCCGTTTTTGTTATTAAGGCATTTACGTTTAATGCATTTGACTTTTGTGCTCATACCTTCTCACCTTTAATACATTTGTACGCTCAAATCCGATGACTAGTTGGTTGTTGTTAGGCTATATAGTTGTTGGAGGACTTATAGTCTAGTCATCAGATGTCAGCGTACAACGATACAGGGCAAGCTCATAATGTATAAGCTTAAAATGTATGTGGACATATTCGGCTCGCCCTGGTTTCATTGTGCAGTAAATTTCATTTTTACATATTCCCTCTCCTTAGCTTACGCGATCGCCTACATCATAAATAGGGGCCCCTATATTTACAATGCTACATACAACAAAAAGCACGGTCGTCATCACCGTGCTTTTTGCTGAGTTGTGTATAAGAGAGGATTTGTGTTAGATGACTAATGACACCTTTCACAACTACATTATACTATGTCAAGTCGGTTCATTTAAGTCCAAAGTACTCCAAAACAGTCCAAAGTACTCCACTATGAAAGTAGCTCCCCTAATTCGTTCAATGCTTTATTTTTTAAATTGAAGTAACTGCTCCTTTCGTAATATATCATCGCTTGCACTTTCTTAGGGAATGCCCCGTTAATGTATTCTTGAGATAATATAATACGCCCTGGTATACATTCTATCTTTTCAATTAAAGCCCTTGCTTCTTCCCTTATAGCAATAAGCTTTGCTATCTCCCGTTTCTTGGCATCTACCGTATCAACAAGTCTCGCCACATCCCTTTCAAGCCCTACTGGCATACCGCCCCCGGACACTCGGTCTTTGGAATAATCAATCGCCGATAAGGTGATGATATCATACTGCAGTTTACGAATATCATGCCGTAGCGATTGAATACGTATGGCTATCATCTTGATATCTTGTAAATACGCAGTCGCCTTTTCTTTATAGTCACTCATGCTGCATTACCTCATTGATATAGCGGTCTAAATACCACCGCGCTTTTTTTAGGTCTTCAAGTTTATCGCCCTTGTGCCCTGCTCGTGCGATGTACTTGATAACATTACCTAGATGATATGGAAGCTGTTGATCCTCGATAAAATCGATAACCTCGATATTACCGCGTGTGTAGTGTGAAGGATGATTGATGACATCTTCTTTCTTAGGTGTCACCTTAACTTCCGGCTCCTCGATAGCTTTCACTATCTTTTCTGCAATAGTTTGCACTGTCTCTTCCTTTTTCTTAGACACCTTAGAGTATTTAGGAAGACACTCTGGGCAATATTTAGGCCAACGGCCTTGCGCCTTTTCCTTTTTGTGAACGAATGTTACCCCGCATCCTTCACAGGTTAACTCTTTACTAACACCTCCTCCAGGCGGTGTCATTACTATTTCACACTTAGGGCAATAGTCCTCGTGTGTTTTTACTGTAAATGTGTCTCCGCATCGTCTGCATTTCTTTTGCATATCTCTACTCCTTATACAATTCTTTACGATATTTAATAGCTTCTAAGAGGGCGTCCTGCCCTGCTTCTTTGCGTTCTAATGCTTTCATGACTTGCTCGTCCATCGTGCCTTTTGTTACTAGGTGGTGGATAATCACAGGCTGTGTTTGCCCTTGCCTGTGTAGTCTCGCATTAGCTTGTTGGTATTGTTCAAGACTCCATGTTAACCCATACCATACGATGATATTGCCACCAGCTTGTAGGTTTAGACCGTACCCTGCTGATGCGGGATGGGCCAGTAACATTTGAATCTTGCCCTTGTTCCACTCAGCTACATCATCATCGGTCTTTAACTCAACGGCTTTCGGGAATGCTTCTTTAATTGCTTGAAGGTCATGTTTGAAGTTATAGAACACTAACATTGGTTTTCCTTCATTCGTTTCTACCAATTCTTTCAAGCGTTCAATCTTCTCGTTATGGACGACTACGATTTCACCTTCATCGTTATAAATGGATCCATTCGCCAGTTGTAACAATTTACCGGCGAGTGCTGCTGCATTTAAGGCGCTTATGTCGTCATCATCTACGATACTTAGCACGTGCTCACGTTCCATCTGTTTATAGAGTTTCCATTCTTTAGGGTTCATATCTACTGTGATGACATTCTCTATACGTTCAGGTAGTGTAAGATAATCTTTCGCTTTTAAGCTCATACAGATATCTTGCATCTTGCTGAATATCGCCTTATCACCGCCAGGTAGTAGTCGGTAGCTATACACGACATGTCCGTTGGTTTTGTCCGGTGTAAAATATCGGGTACGATATTCGGTAATAGTCCTACCTAATCGTTCACCGCCATCCAAGAGATACATTTGCGCCCAAATATCCATTAAGGTATTCGGTGCTGGCGTACCAGTTAAAATGACAATGCGCTTAAAGAGAGGTCTCATTTTACGCATAGCCTTAAAGCGCTTAGCCTGTGGGTTCTTAAAAGAAGAGCTTTCATCGATCACCAACATGTCAAAAGGGAACTTCTTTTTTGGTTTTCCGAAATAGTAATCATATAACCATTGCACGTTTTCACGATTTATCACATAAATGTCAGACTCACTATTAAGTGCGTGTATGCGTTCTTTCTCAGAACCCAATACTTTGGCCACTGTCAGACATCTTGTAGCGTTCCACTTTTGTGTTTCTTGCGCCCAGGTAGATTCTGCTACCTTCTTAGGTGCGATGAGTAACACTTTTTTAATATCAAAGTAGTCATACACAAGCTTCTCTATCGCAATTAACGTAGAGATTGTCTTCCCCAGACCCATGTCTAATAAGAGTCCGTAGTGCGAATGGTCAATTATCCGTTGAATAGCAATCTCTTGGTACTCGTGTGGATGAAAGTCCATGAATTACCCTTTCTATATCATCTAAAAATAACTTGGCCTCCAGCTTCCCTGTTAAGACAAATACCAAAGCACCCTGCTTACGCAACCTTGAAATCTGTACTCGTTGATTAGCCATTAACTTTCCTTGTGTGGACTTTAACTCGATAAAGATAACACTGCCTCCGGGGAGTATTACAATCCGATCAGGTACACCATCATTTCCAGGTGACACGAATTTCATATATATGCATCCCAGTTTTTTGAGTTGATTTCCTAACCAACGTTCGATATCTTTTTCTATCGTTCTCACCTCGTTCTCATTTAATGCTTGGACACACCCTCGGACACGCCTATGAACCCTCGCCAATACTGGATTTATGAGGGGGGTGTGTCCGAAGTGCCCAATTTTTTTCCAACATATATATATACGCGTATTTGCGTTTTTTACGCTTATATATATACACCCAATTATTCATATATTTATTTTTTTATTTTTATATAAATAATTGGACACACTAGATACATATTACTAATTAGATTAGCAGTTATCTGCTTTTTGCCCGTGTCCGATTAGTGTGTCCAGACGTGTTTGGTGTGTCCAATTATCGGACTATATCAAAATTCATCGATGTATAGGCTTGAATAATTATTTTTACGAACATTCGTACCTACAAAATAATTGGACACACCTCAAATAATTGGACACACCTACTTCTTGTGATTCTTTTTATAGATATCAAAAAGTCCAGCTCCATCCCTGACAAACGCTCTCTGCGGGCCGTAAAGCTTGCCGAATCGTGCTTTACCTGTTCCTTTTGTATAAGGACTCCACCCTTTAATAGATTGCAAAATATCAATGATTTCTCTTGTCTTTGCGTTCTGCAGGTTCTTTCTGTCCCCGCCAAGCACTTCACACCATATCTCAAGGGCACACACTCGTTCCCGCTGCACTGAACCACAATGATCGTCATCGCCATAATTAGCAACGTAATCCCGTCTGTCGTAGATATCCATTGTCTCCCAATCTTCAGGAAGTAGCATTTCGAGGTATTCCTCAATGAGTCCTACGAGCTCACCGCCTTCTGTGTGGGATAATTGGATTCTGAGGGCTTCTTCTTCAAGTTCACCCTCTAATACAAGAGGTTCACCTTCTGCCCAATACGTGAACGCTTCCGCCCATAATTGGTCAATTTCGTCCTTTGACAACTCCCAGGCGTTCTTAGTCTTGCGGTCCTTATCACCAGTAATTGGCCAGAATCGGCGGTTACCAGTGCGGTCCTTTAAGAACATAAGATTGTTAGTGGAACCCGCAAATACACACTGGCGAGGGTACTCTTCGGTGCGTCTACCATACGGAGAACGGAACCGGTCAGAGGTACGACTGATAAAGGCTTTAACAATTTCGTTATCGTTCTTATACATTGGCGCAAGTTCCGCAAGTTCGTTGATCCATGAGCCCTGGATTTGTTCAAGAGCGTCTTTGGTTTTGATATCGACTAAAGAATTGTTAAACCATTTACGGCCTAACCGCTCCAGGATTAATGATTTACCAAGCCCTTGAGAGCCATATAACACAATCGCTGTATCGAACTTAACGCCAGGTTCCATTACTCGTGCGATGGCACCGCACATCCACTTACGTGTAACCGCTCGGATGTAATCAGTATCCTCGGCGCCGATGTAATCGATAAATAGAGTATCGACTCTACATTCACCGTCCCAAGTTAAACCAGTTAAGTACTGGCGCACAGGATGGAATTTATTATCTTGCGTCACTTCCTGGAGCGCATCATCGATGATGCCTTTACCTTTGATAAGGTATTTAGTAGCGAAGTAGTTACGAAGACAAGCATCGTCGGTATCGGTCCAGTACGGGGTTTCATCCTTACCTCGCCACGGAAGATCGTCAATCACGACTAACCGATGCGCGAATTCCTCGAGACGGATTTTACCTTTTAATGCAGGGTCATGTTTAAGTACTACCAAACAGTTGAACACGTCAGACTCAGGCGTACCGTTTTTATCACGTTTAAGTTTAGATAAAAAGTCTTCGTCGTCCTCTGTGATATCCTCAAACTCCATATCTGCCATGCGTTCCTTATCGAGCAGGATTGGTGCTGCGCCGTCTTCGTTGACGAAGTCTATCATGGCTTTGTAGCTTGGTAATTTAGTAACTGCAGTCGCAGGGTCTTCGCCAATATCTTTGGCGCCGAATAGGTGAATGCGAACCAGGTCGAATGCATTAACAAGTTTACCGCTGATTGGATCAGTTGCATGGTTGGAGTAAGCGAAAGTATTGTTATCGTAAATAACTAAACCGCCGACTGAGCTGCCTTCCGTATATGTGTATCGGCCCTCAACTTGTGTCGGCTCATACACTCCAGGAAGGAACTTTTCTATCGCTTCCGTGATACTGTAACTCCGGCAAAAAGCACCGATAAGGCCCTTTTTCTCTAACGGGTTGCCTTGCTTCTTGGCCGCATCAAGGCGGATTTGTGATTCCTTTTCTGATGTTGGCCAAAGACTCGTATCACGCCAGTCACGATATGTGCTTAGACATTGATCAACAGATACTAGGTTGCCTTCGCCCCGTTGATACACGTAGGTGACATCTTTAGGATGACTCGGCCAATACATTAGCCGCTCAGCCTGGTGTGTGGATGGGTCAAAAGACTCAATCCCGATATTATCCGCAATCCGTCTCGAGACCGCCTGGTACTCATCAGGTTGCATCGCTCTATCCACAGGAATGATTACGCGATAGCGAGGATTGTCAGCTGTGTGGCTGTGCGTACTGTAGAGTACATATTCCATCCCGCCTAGTTCCATGTCGAGGTCTAATAGAAAGTCCTCACTAGGATTATCCGCATCAAGAGTAATCAAGTACCGCTCTTTAACAGAGCCCCTTACACGTCTACCATTTTTAGGAATATATCCGCCGACGAATCCGCCGACGTCTTTCTTTTGGCCTTGATCAGCCTTAGACATCTTGGCGTATTCAGCAGCCGTTTCATTTGTTACAGTAGGCTCAGCCAATTTGTTGGCCAATTCACTCCAAGTCATTTTCTGAGACTTCCAGCTACGGGCGGAGCGACTTCTGCCCGTAGCTATGATGATATTTGTATCCATATTACATCGCTCCTCCCTTCGCAAACTGGATATCTCGTACATACGCCGGAACGCATAAGCCGTGAGAAGTTACCCACTGCGTTACAGCTCCGTTGATATCGTGGTCTTCATATACACCACGATTGTTTTTAAGTTTAGCCTGATGTATCTCTACGAAGTCGTCCGCATCATTAACGGGGTTAACCTCGATACACGCTACAGGCTCGTTACATTTATAGACACCTACGATAGCACACGTTTCAGCTTTTACTTTTTTGATATAGGAGCTTACACAGTTATTAAGCTGTATACCCATATCAATGATTCCGTGAGTAGAACCGATTGCCATGAAGCGGTAACCATTAACCATGTCAGCTAGCACACGATGTGCTTTACGTTGCTGTACGATTTCGTCTTCTACTTTGTCAAACTTTTGCATTCTCGTGATGGTGTCATGTAGGCTTCGCACCTGGATGCGACTGACCCATACTTCTTTACGGCGACTTCTCGATAACTCAAAATACATACTAGCTGTATCTCTGATATCGTGATAAGACGCCGCATTTCTAATGAATAAGAACGCCTGGCGCTCACCGTATTGGTGGCTAAGGATGTTAACAAACTTACGAATGACAGATAAGTCGCGGTCATCACGCCATAAAGGCCAAGACTGAATATAACTTGTATTATCAGAGTTATCTTTGATAACATCGACCATAGCCTTTTGATAGTCCTTGTTCTTAAATAACGTAGACATAACTTTGATGATCTTCGTGTAGAAGAAAGGTCTATCGTGTAGTAACCGTCGAACCCATCTAGCATCCGGTAAGTTATGAGCCTTGATTAAGGCCTTTACAAAGGAATCACCTTTTATCGTTAACTCTAATACGTTACCCATACCAAGTGTCTCGTTAGGGAATTTCCGACTATAGAAGTCATCATAGTCTCGTTTAAGACTATCATTGATAGCCGGTGCATCCGGAACTTGTAATTTCCATACTAAGTTATGAAGTAGGTTATCCAAAGCTCCGTACTTGTTAGTAACTTGTATGCCTTGCCGAATGGATTTGACTTTATATCCTACGGCCTTTGAAAGCCTCTCGAAGAATACTTCTTTTAATACCATAGCGAAGCGTTTCAATTCGTCCTGGTGGTTATGTAATCTACAATTTGGCGTAGCTACAATCCACAACAAAGGGAGAAGACCATTTCTGAAGCTAGAAGGAGATACTGACATCTTTTCGACGACGTCGCTACGTGAGCGTTTCTTAAGCACGATAAAGGTCTTTCTTTGTTTGAAGTCAAATCGGAGAACGTCAATCACGTGCGACTTATACCCTTTGTAGATCATCCCTGTATCGCCATCAGCATACACAGTGTCGTACTCAAATTGCACATCTAGGATATTGCCCCTGTCGATTATCGATAAGTCCAATGAAATAGGAACAGTGCCGCTGTAACCAACTTCAGCAGTATAACCTTGCGCCTCGATTAGTTCACCACACATCGGGCAGTAAAACGAATCTGCCTCAGGAACTGTCATGAGTCCGAATCCGCCGGATTTCATTGGCCACAAATTACTAAAGGAGTGTCCGCAAGCCACATGGTAATGGCTTGCTGGAATGTTAGGTGTCACTTGTTTGCGCCGCACTAGGTCGTACAGCTGTTGTACTTGTAGATTGAATAAGACCTTCATAAGGCGCTATCCTTTCTCTTATAACAAATCGTCTAAATCGTCTTCTTCAGGAGTTTCTTCAACTACTGGAGCTTCTACTACAGGTTCTTCTTTCTTTTTGGTAGTACGTTTACGTTTAGGTTTCTCTTCAGTAATAGCCGTAGTTTCTACCGCTGGAGTTTCTGCAGGATCCTCCGTCTTAGGAGCCTCTGCTTTTTTACCGTTTAATACCTTAAGACCTAAATCGCAAGCAGCGATACAGCCTTCACAATACGCCATAGCGGAGTCTTTACGCTCACTAGCTGGCGCATCTTTTACAAGTTCATATAAAGCGTCAATCGCTTCACGTTGTTGTTGAATTTGTTGTTTTGAGAGTTTCATAAGAATTGTCCTCCTAATCCTTCATGTAGTAAGGGTTCTCAAACCCTGCTGCGTTTAATATAAGGCCCTCGTTCCAGGACTCGGGCTCACACATAATATCTATAACTTCTTCTAAACTGCCTTCGCCTATTGGCGCTTCGATAACCACTTCGTCGTGGATGTGGGCAACAATCTTGTAACCAGCTTTGGCCAGTCTGAGCATTGATGCGGCTAAGCAATCTCTTGCCACTGCCTGTACAATGTTTTCGACGAGCTTTCCGCCATAGGTCTCAACTCTGCCCCATGTATTCTTAACCTGATCCATACCATCATACTCAATCGATTCACTACCGAACCGGTTAAGCCCAAGTCTAGGCCTTGCGTAGGCAAGTCTTCGACCGGATGGTAATTCAATGAACAGGAAGCCTTTCGATTTAAAGAATTTAATATTGCCTTGTTTGATTCGTACTGGTTCTCCTGTTCTCACGACTTGCTTTGCTGCGCTGTCTGCATCTTTCCAAAATCTCGTAATTCGCGGGCTAGCTTGTCGCCACGCTTCGATGATACCCGGTAGCTCCTTTTCAGGAATCTCACCTTTGGTGTCCATCGCTTTCATAGCTCCTACACCGCCGCCATACCCTAGCGCTAATTCGGCTACCTTACCTTTTTGCCGTAGGTGCCCATTAACACCGTGCTTCTCAACTGGTACGTGGAACATGCTTGATGCGGAAGCGCAATAGATGTCTCCGCCTTGAGCGAATACATCTTGGCGCCACTGCTCGTGAGCAAGCCAGGCGATAACACGGGCTTCAATAGCGCTAAAGTCGGCCACAATAAATCGGTGTCCGTCCTCTGCTACAAGAGCAGTACGGATAAGTTGCTTAATCACATCACCAGGGTTTCCGAAGAGTAGGTCTAGCATTTCTACGTCTCTACTTTTAAGGACTTCCCGAGCTGTGTCTAAATCTTCTAGGTAGTTACGAGGTAGGTTCTGTAGTTGTACTACACGACCTGCCCATCGTCCACTTCGCATAGCCCCATAAAATTGAAGCATGCCGTGGATGCGACCATCTGAGCATACAGCGTTTTTCATGGCCAAGTATTTTTTGATGGAGGAGTTACCGAGTACCTGTCTATTTTGCAGTACCTTGCGCACATCAGAGGGGATATCCTGCGCTAAGAGGTTTGATACATCGTCTTTTCTCATTGTTTCTAGATCATATCCTAGTCTTGCCGTCAGCCACTCTTTAAGTTGCATCGTACTGTTCGGATTCTCTAATCCGGTTAATATCTTGGATGACTCGGTAGCCTCTTCCACGATTTCGTCGTTACAAGCAAGCGCTGCATCGACGAGTTCCATATCTACTTTCACGCCTCGCCAGTTGATATCTTGGTCGAGTAACCAGTACTCGTGCTCGATAGCCGGTGGTTTCAGCGAAAGTAAGCGTTTACGAATTGCCTTTTCTACTACCACGTCCTGGCGGTTATATTCAATAAATTCCACCCATTTCTCAGGCGCATCCTCTGGCATATTTCGTGTCTTAGGATTCGTCTTAGTTGGTTTTCGTGGTACAGAGAAGAACTGAATTAAGCGTTTACCTCTTGCATCCTTGGCTTCACCTAATCGTAAAGCCTTAGACACATTATCGAGGCTTGCAGGTAAACTGCAGTATAACGCTAGTACAGAGGTACATTCCCAGTTCGTATAATCCGCATCAGGGAAGTACTTTTTTAGACAAAGCATTTCGAATGCTGCGTTGAATGCGGTCTTTGTAATTTTCTTGTTATATAAGGCATCCACTACCCTTTCAGGTAGTGGATCCTTTGTCATATCAATTACTTCGACCGGTTCGTCATCGAAGCTGTAGGCAAAGAGCAGTATTTCAAATGTTGTATCGTCAACGTATCGCTGGGCCCCATATTTAATAGGGCAGTCAGAATACGTTTCCACATCAATACTGAGCTCCATATTTGCCTCCTTAGATTAAATCGTCATCGTCCATATCGCCTAAATCGTCGTCGCCGAAGTCATTAGCAGATACGTGAACACCACCGAGGCGGTCACCATCTTTAACTTTACGGACCCCGTTTAAACCAAAGCCGACACCTTTCTTACCGTTGAAGTTGTAAGCGAACACAGAAAGCGCTACCTGCGCGTATACACCAGAGTAGATTTCTTCTTCGATGTCGAATTGGTCCATCTTGATTTTGTCCCGAGTGAATACGATAGGTTGTTTATCGCTGTTAGCGTTGATGAAGAATTTACCTGCGTATGTTTCAGGTTGGTCCGCTACTGCTTCATCTGTATCACCATCACGTAAATTCAATTTAAGGTATGCTGCTTTACCTTCCACCTTAGCTACTGCTTTTGGATCAGCCTTAAGTTCTTCAATCGCACGTTCAAATGCTTTGATTGTTTTCTTATCTGTTTTGTCGATAATAATTTGGGAGCTATATTTTGCTTTGCCGTCGTCGTTTTTACGAGGTTGAGCGATGTTTGCATAAGAAAGTCTTACTACTCCAGTTGTTAATTTAGCCATATTACTGTCTCCTTAATTCTTAAATGGGTTACAATTATGTTCGAACCCTATTACTGTATTAAATAATTCTTCTAATTCATCTTCGATATCAGAACGTTCATCATCAAGCCGGTTCCACTCATCATCCTCTAACCAGGGATACTCATAAGGACCCAACTCTTCTTCTGTTTGATATCGAAGTTCTATTGCATCGCACCTTGCGTCAACTACGCAGTAGCGAGTGTGTAAGCTAGTAGCATATGCAATAGTAATTTGGTAAAGCTCATCGAGGTAGTGCCCTCGTTCATGAAGCTCTTTGGCAATTGCTTTTACAGTCACGACGCGCATGTTACACCTCGTCTGTAAATTCATTAGCCATAGATTCTACGGTATTAATTGCCGGGCGTTTATCGCTTTCCGGTACAAGTGTAGGCTTGCCTTCAGGCTTGTCGATATACGCTTCTAGGTATTCGGCAACGCCTTTTTTACCAAGAACCTTTTGCAGGTTAGTGATACCTTCGAGTTCTCGAGGCTTGAATATGTCTTCTTCCTTGTAGCCATTGTCGAGTAATGTTTTAGCGGCAGCGTCTGGATCCGTAATTGTACGTCTTGATGTACCTTCCACTAATTTATATCCAGGCCATTGCTTTTCACCCGATAAGGCTTTCTCGTACGCGAAATCGTAAACACCTTTAATCCACTTCGTGATTAAATCTTTCATCGCTAGGATGTCAGATACTTCACGGTCAGTGAGTAATTGATTAAGCTTGCCTCCATTCTTATAGAATGTATCAAGGCAAGTATCTGCTAATGCTCGGCAGGTGTGCCGTGCTTTACAGAAGTTACAGTAATCGCAAGGCGTACATTCTCCGACACCGTCCCAGGCACGTTGTGCGATAGGTTTGATATCTTCGCCCCAATCAAGAAGTTCTTCAAGTGACATTTCGTCCGTAGACACACTATCCAGTCTTGGTTGAACGATCGTCATACGAACTGTTTTAATGTCATATAAGTACTCGTTTACATCGTAAGCACCTAATGCATATAGTCGCATTTGTGTGTTTTCTACTGCACTAACAGGAACGCCTTTACCATACTTCAGGTCAATCACTTCCAGGATGCCATCAGCTACGATTACCATATCGCCGGTACCGAAGCCTTCAGGCACCCATCTAGAGAAGTCGAGCCGTGCTTCAATCATAGCTTCCGCATCAGAGGAACGAGCACGAGCTTCGTTCACCTTTTCTTCGCAGATGTCCACATACCGATTAACCGCTTCTATCATCTCAGCGGAGTAATCGTCTAGCTTAGGGGCTTTTTTGCCCTCAAGCTTATGTCGTAGGATTGCTTCTGCCAGGTCATGTGCCACAGTACCTTCCGCAGCATACGGAGATTGTTCATCAGGAAACATCGCTTCTAATCTTGCCGAAGGAGTACATACTAGCCACCTGGCACTGCTTGAAGCACCTAGTAGGGCATGTTTCTTAGCCACGGCTATTCACCCATTCCATAATTTGAATACGTTGTTCATCGGTAGCAGATGTTACCTTTTCAGCGCCGATGCTATCTAAGAAGGCTTTGAATTCGCCTTTAGCTTTCGTTTTATCAGTAGCTTTTGCCATTACGTCTTTTACTGCTTCACGAGTTGCTTCAAGGCTTGGTACTGCTTTTTCAGGTTCCACAGTTGGAGCTGGTTCTTCTTCCTTAGGAGCAGGTGCTTCTTCTTTAACCGGTTCAGCTTTAGGAGCAGGAGTTTCTACTTTTGGGGCTTCCTTCTTAGCCGGCTTAACGTCATTAGTTGTCCAGTTTTCTACTTCTTTAACTGAAGTACCTACAATAGATTGATATAGGTCTTTCACTTCTTGTTCTAATTCAACTGCTTTGTCTACTGTGATTTTTAACTCGATCATTGTTCTGTTTCCTTTCGGTTTAACGATGTGATATACTTTAAATGGATATTTTTCTATGTGCCCTTTACGCATTGCCGTGCGTTGGGGCATTTTTTTGTGCCTAACTGTTCGCATTCATCAGGAATGCAGTAATCTTTATCCAGGCACGTTGTACAGTCTCGCAATTTAATCACCTCCTTATACACATTTAAGAATCATGCGAATCTCTTGACCTACTAGAAGTCTATCCTTGAACGTATCTTGCGTTCTAAAGTCTTCCATGTAGACCTCAAGCATTTCACGATATATTTGAGCCTTAAACGTTTCAGGAGTATCTACTACCTCCCGATACGGTTTAAGGATTTTAACTGGTGAACCAAAAGTGTAGTCGATAAAACCTCGTATCTTCAATTTTGCTTTGATGTTACGGACTTTATCATTCGACCACCCTAGTAAAGCCATTACTTCTTCATTCGTTTGTACTCCGCTTTCGTTATAGGCGTTGTACAAAATTTCTTGTTCTGTCATTTCTGTTTCCTCTGTCTATATCTGTTTACGATTGGATGTATTTCTTTGCAGTTGTCACACACAATACGAGGCTCGCCTGTCAGGTAAGACCAGTTTGTATAAGGACTTTTTATTTTCTTATTGCAGACCTTGCAAAATTTATCTTTTGCCATATTCTTTTACTTCTTCTAGCCAGTAGCCTGCTAGCATCCAAAGAGTAATACCTAGCAGACCTTGGCAAATACCGGTCCACAAATCGATACGGTCTATATCAACCGATCCAACTGTTCCGACTACTAGAATTGCAGCGAGAATTCGCACTGCATAAATTACTTTCACCATGTTTACTCTCCTATTCGTGCCTGGCATCGTTTCGCTAACCAAGCATTAAACGACTCAACGTGGATAAGACGTTTGCCACCACGCTTACCAATTTTCATGGACGGAAAGTCAAAATCCTGCGCCCATTCGCGGATAACCGTTTCCGGTACGCTAGCAAGCTCTGCAGCCTCCGCCACCGTAATGCACATCTTATTCATAACTACCTCCTAAAATGCCAAAAGCACCAGGGATAACATTACAAATAAACTCAATCCTGCGGATAAGCCTAGCGCTAAAATCCATATGCAGCATATTCCGAGTTCAGATAATAGTTTTTTATTCATAATTACCTCCTATCTAATTTAGGGTTGTAGTAATCGGTTTCCCAAAAATCATGACTTTCAGAATCATCGACACACAACGCATAGCAGATACCAACGACTGTCGACATTTGTACGGACCGTCCTTTGATAGCTCGGTTCAATGTATCCATCGAGATTTCAGCTTGTTTAATCAGTGCCGTCTTAGTCATGCCTAACTCGTTCATACGTTCCGTAATGGATTCGCCGAACATTCTGATTACGAATTCTTTCATAACCTTGTCCTCCTATTGATTGGTGACATTTTCGGATATATAATAGAGAAAAATGTAACTCGTGTAAAAATTCAGAAGATACAAAAATATCTTTTTAAGTTACATCTTGTGCAAAAAAAATTGCCACTGGATCTGATATATCGAGTAAGTCAATCATTTTTTCAATTTCATCGGATCCAAAAACACCTTTTTTCAACTTTAACGAAAAAGTCTTAGGTGTCATTTTTAATTTCTTTGCAACCTGTTTTTGCGTAAGGCCTTTTGTGACAATCAGACCTTTTAAGGCGTTAGAGTTAACCACTTGTAGTCGCCTCCTTTCTTTATCTTCTATCGTCATATTACCACCGGATGCGTAACTTGTAAAGATATTTTTGTAACTTAAATTAACATTTTTGTTGATTTTAAAGTTATTTTATGTTAACATAAAGCTACATTTAATATTTGTAGACTTAATTTAAACATGGAGGGGTTTACGCCATGGAAAATTCAATAGGCAATAAATTAAAATCTTTACGAGAAAATAAAAAACTCACACTAGATGAAGTGGCTCAAAAAATTGGTACATCGAGACAGACATTATTCAAATATGAAAACGGTATTATCACTAACATTCCTTCTAATAAAATAGAAGACTTAGCAGGTATTTATGGAGTATCTCCTGCCTACTTAATGGGCTGGGAGGACGATAAACATATACGGAATACCAGTGCCCACGGAACCGCCTTTTTTGGCAACACCGCACCTACGGTTGTACAACCCGCAGAATATAAAGCAATAAAATTTTCCATCAATAAAGAAACGGGCCTTACACCTTTTTCTGTTGCGGATAATGCTCTTGCGCCTCGAATCCAACAAGGCGACAGCGTCTTTGTTTCGGCTCCTGCTGATAATGAAGTTTTATTTCCGCATAAGACATTATTAGCTATTCAAGCAGTTAATAATAAAGGAGATATAATGCCTCCATACGTAGTATTAAGGTTGTTTTATTACGCTCCAGATTTTTCTGGTATAATCACCTATGCACCGGGGGCGCTTAATAACACTTTTGATCCTATTTATTATCCTTTTAGTATGCTCGACACAGAATCCCCGCTAATCGGTATCGCTAGATCCGTTTCATTTAACATTCTTTAGTAAGTACACAGGGAATTATAAATTGCTACTTTTTTAATTTGGTCAACTTTCGCCGCTTGGCGTTAGTATATATGTTTTTAAAAGGGAGATTTTAAAATGAAAAAGGGATTAGTATTAGCAACAATATTTGCATTATGTTCAACAATGATGGTTAGCGCTAAGGAATTTAACGGAGACCGCTGGCAGTGGTTCTATTCCAATTCAGACTACACAGGGAAAGTCGACTTGAACACATTGTCTTATGATCCTGAAACAGACACTGCCAAAGCCTGGGCTGTATGGATTAGAACAACAGGCGTCCAAGAGCTCATATCTTATGACATATACTTTGAAGATAACTCTATAGACCCTGGGCAATACCATATTTATCAGGATGGGTCTGATACAGCTTACGTGCAAGAAAGCTTTCATGGACAAAACTATACAGCTGCACCAGGTAGTGGCGATGAGGCACTTATCGCTTCTGTGAAAGGACTAGTAGGCCGTGATGCTAAATTAGCCGATTACGAAAAACAACAATCAGATGAAGCACAGGCTCGTACTGAAGAAAAAGCCCGGCTAGAAAAGGCACAACAGGAAGCCAGAATCGCACAGCAAAAAGAAGCAGAACGGAAAGCTAAACATGAACGTAATCGTAGCATCATTAGAGGGATTTTGGGGATATAAAAAGACCTCCTACCCTACTATGGGATAAGAGGCTTCGTGATAAAGGAAAAGACCCTCACTTATAAGTGAGGGTCTATGTAGGGGGAAAATATAATTTCCTTTAATTCTTTTCTGAGAGACGAACATTCCGTTCACGATTATGTCTCTACGCATTTATTATGTTTACAAGTCGAGTATACTAAATACTTGTCATCCGTGTCAACGGAAATAGGAGGTGCAACAAGAGCAGCCTAAAAAGAAGAAACGCTGGTATGATAATGTGTTAGATTCTGTGTTCTAATGTAATTAATACGGGAGAAAACTTATATGAATTTTAAGGACCCTAAAAATATTCTTGAATTTATCAAGTTTCAAAAGCACCTTCTTTATAAATACAAAAACTATGTAAAGGAGCTCATGCAAAAGGATTATAAAAAAGCAGCTATTCTTGCTTATTGGCTTAGGGATTATCTCGGCTATATAAAAAACGAAAAAACCTTTAAGCCAAAGCAATTAATTACATACAAACGGGGTCAAATCGTATTTGTAAATTTTGGATTTAGAGTAGGCCAAGAATTAGGCGGATTGCACTATGCAATTGTATTAGATGTGAAAAATAGCAAAGGTAACACTACACTTACGGTTATTCCTTTAAAGAGTAAAAAAGATAAGGATACAACCTACCAAAGTATCTATATGGTTTCTTTAGGGTCTATATTAATTGACTTATTAATAGATAAGGCGGATCGTATGTCTACTGCTATTAACCAAGAAGCTGCTATTTTAGCTAAAACGCATTATGTAGATGAGATTAACTCCGACAAGTCAATTCAAAATAAAATTAAAACTCTTCGCAAGCAATATAATGACGCAATTTCTGTTCTTAAATATTTCAACAATCTTAAATCAGAAAGCATGGCAGATATAGGCCAGATTACTACCATAAGTAAACAACGAATTAAAGGCCCTGTCCGCTCAGATGATGTCTTAGCCAATGTTATACTCCCAGATAAACTGATGAAACAATTAGAAGATAAAATTAAATTTTTATATTTTAGTTGCGGAAAGCCGTAGCCTATGATATTATTTACGTATGAGGTAGCATTAAGCTATCAAACAAATGATGAGTAACCATTAAGGTTACAATAGGCTCTTAGGTTTTCCTAAGGGCCTATTTTATTGTAAAAAAATAAGCCCTCACCGCAGTGAGGGCTACTAAAAACTACATACCTAGCCTTAGAGAAAAGGTACTTCATTTTTACTCCAATATCATTATACCATACAAAACCTCTAAGGCTTATTTCTTATACTCAAATTTAAGCCAAGGAGGTTATTTTTATGGCTAAAAAACGATCCGATGGACGCTACCAGGTATCAAAGATGATAAACGGTAATCGTAAATACTTTTACGGTACCACCAAGAAAGCTGCTATTGCGGAACGCGATGCCTACGTGGAATCACTAGCGCAATGTGCTAACTATGATAATACTATTACCATTGAAAGATGGTGTGAGTATTGGATCCGACTTAAAAAGGATACCGTTTCACAGAATACCCTCTCCTCTTACCAATATATTATTAAAACCTATATTGTGCCTTTCATAGGCTCGATACGGTTAGTCGAGCTATCAGCATTAAACGTAAGAGCCCTTATGGATAACATGGGGCACTTATCTGCCAGGACTATCAGCTACACGCTAACCGTTCTTAGGGCTATCCTTAAACAGGCTGTTATGGATGAAATAATCTCTAAAAATGTGGCCACATTAGTCAAGAAGCCTAAACAAGAGCGTAAGCGAAAGATGGTAACACTATCCAAGGAAGAAGTAGAAACCTTCCTTGAGCAAATCAATGATGTCGAATGGCACGCCCTATTTAAGCTAGCATTTACTACAGGTTTACGCCGTAGCGAGATACTCGGCTTAACCTGGGATGATGTCAACTTAAAGCAAAAAACACTAACCGTCAATCAGACAGTTTTACGTATCAATGAAGTCACAACTATCTCTAAAACAACTAAAAATAGCTCGTCTAGGCGTTCTATTTCGCTTGACGATAAAACTATCACAGAGCTCCTAAAACTTCGCACATGCGTCGATAAACGAAGACTAAAAGCAACGAACTGGAGAAATAACAATCTCGTGTTCCCAGGTAAGTTCGGAAACCCTCGTGATCCAGCCAAGGTTTCTCTGAAATGTAAAAAGTTGGCCACCGCAATCGGTAGACCTGATTTTACGATGCACGATACTCGTCATACACACGCCACCTTATTATTGGAAGCCGGTGTAAACTTTAAAGTCGTACAAATGAGGCTTGGCCATTCTTCATATCAACAAACGATGGATACCTACTCCCACGTTACCCCAATTATGGAAGCCGATGTGGTAGAAAAGATTTCAAATATATTCTAA